GTTGGAAAAATCATCGGAAATGAAATCCGGCAAATTAATTTTGAAGCAAACAACGGTGGAGACATGTACAAAATGTACGTGGATGAAAAGCTTAAAGAACAGAAGTACAAATGCAGCTGTACATCCAGCCGTGCACCGGGAAACATGGAGAAGATGTCAAAGATCATAGCTTATTCCGATGATGTTAAAAGGAATTTTATATTTTTGGATGAAGATCATCGGAGTAAAGAGTACCAGGCTGCTATGGACGAACTTACTTTCTTTGTTCAGCTCGGAAAGAATGTTCATGATGATGCACCGGACGGTCTTACTCAGTTACAAATGTTTATAGAAAAAGGAAATGTGGCAACAGCCACTGCTACACATAATCCATTGTGGGGAAGGAGATTGTGATGAATACACGACAATATCTTGAACAGGTGCAGGATTCCGAAAGGAAGATTCAGAACAAAATACAGGAAGAGTATCGCCTGAGACTTCTAGCAACCGGCATATCTTCTTTTTCGAATGGAGATAAAGTTCAGACTTCCGGTGGAAAAGACCGTGTTGGCGATGCTGTAACCAGAATCGTTGAGTTGCAGCAGGAGATAGCATCTGACGTCAAAGGGCTGGCGGAGCTGCAAATGAAAGTTTCCAGAGATATTAATGACATGGAAAATTCCATGTATTCATCCTTACTCCATAAGAGATACATAGAATTTAAAAATCTGGTCACGGTTGCAGACGAGATGGGATATTCTGTACAGCATATCCGTTCCTGCCATGGAAAAGCCATTGAAG